CCGCAGCCGCCCAAAGGCATCCGTATTGGTGCCGCCAATGGAGATTGGGATGGGGGATGTCGTTGCCACGATCTGCCTCAGTAGTGCGTCCAAACGATTGAAGTACAGACGCAGGACGTTGTTGAACTGCTCCTGATAGCGCGAGTCATACTGCCCCGGCGCAAGGGGCAGGTTAGGCGGCGGGATGACAACAGCATCTTCAATCAGTAACGCCATCAGCGTCTCCCGTCCATGCGAACGTCAATACGCGGATGCCCCAACTGCCACGTAACCCCCAGTCCAGTAGACGCCATCTTCATGATCATCTGCCGCCCACGCACCCGGATGTAAACAATGTTGGTGAACTGCTCAATCGGCACCGTGGCTGTGCGCGTGACCGCTGCGCTGCTTGACCCGCCCTCAGACTGCGGATCGTTAAAGCCCGAGCCTGATCCTTTCATCGGGATCAAGGTCATGACGGCAGACGGATTCTGCGCAGTCGATCCAGTGAACGTCACGTCCGGCAGCATACGCCACACAAAGCCGAAGTGCTGACCATCCTCGATGTCAAACTCAGAGGACTCAATATAGGCTTCAATAGCGGTCGGAGTGCCAGTCGTGTTGTCGTCGACCCCGTTCTCGTGCTGGACGATATTGTTGGCGTACGTTGCAGCAATTGGATAGTCCTGTAGCCCCGAATCTAGCCACGCAGTGCGTGCCATCGCGCCGTAATACCAGATTTTTTCAAGATAGTTGAACACCACGTACCGATCTACCGTGGTGGAATTGGCAGAGCAGTAGAACCACCATACTTCGTTGAAGCCTTCGTTTGTTCCAGCAAACACTTGCTGCGCTTGCGTCTGGTTAAAGTCTTGGAACACGTAACGACGCAGGTCGCAAGGAAGCGTTTGCACGCGGCCATCGTAGGCGTAGAACTTGTCAACGCCCATCCAATACACCACACCCGAACCTACAGCTACAGCGTTCTGCCCCACGATAGACAGGTTGTCGCCCAGAAGCTGCGCCCCCCACACAAGCTCAGACCCGTTGTACTGAAGCGAGTAAAGAGCGGAGTCCGTAAACACCACCAACTCCTGCCGCGTCTGAATGGCGGAAACAAGCTCCGATCCATGAGACAAGCGCAGGCTACCCGCTTGGTTTGTAGCCGCAGGAGTCCAATTCACGGCGCTTTCTTGTGCAGACCAGCGAATGAGCATCGGGTCTTGTACGGCACTGCCGTAGTCGTTGCAGCCAAACGCGAACACAAACCGGTTGATGTCAGACACAAAGATGAAGTTCTGCACCGTAGGCACACCAGATGCGCCAGCCAGCGTAGACAGTTCAACGGCGCGGGTGCCTACACCAGACGTAGCGTCCCAGTAGTACATAGCCCCACCGCGAGGGCCAAAGACCAAGTCTTCGCCAAAGTTGGATTGGCTCCACAGCCGCAGCGAGCTGTTGCTTGTACCACCTGTACCCCACGTACCTGCACCCCACGTACCCGCGCCCCACCCAACAAGGGGGGCCACAAACTCCGGGCCTACGTTAATCTGATAGGCAGCAGATACCGCCGAGCCGCCCGTGGCCCCCGCAGCAACAATCGACGATGTCGTGATCGTGTAGGAGTTGATGTTGACAACCGTGATCTGAAACTGCGCATTGAGCACGGATGCGTAGGTGCCCGTAACGCCGCTGAAGGTCACAAAGTCCCCAGTCACAGCGCCATGCGCAGAAGCAGTCACCGTAACCGTCGTGGTGCCGTTGCCTGTAAATGGGTTGGTTCCAAGCGTCGTGGTAGCACGGATCGGCGTGATGTCGTAATACGTACCGCCGCGCTCGATGTAGAACTTCAGGTTGGTACCAACACCAAGCAGATTAAGACCGCCAAGCGTGACCCAATTCCACAGGGAGCGGCACACACCGAGAAACGTATTGGCGGAAATGCGCTGCCACCCCCCAATCTTCTCGGGAGTGCCTTGGCGAAAACGGACTTTGTCGCACTCGTACCAACCGTTTTATTCGTTGGCGTACCGGGTGTTTTCTTTATTGACACCGGGCTTGAGCGTGAGTTTCTTCAGCGGCATGGTTATCTCAGCAGCGCCGCTTCGGCTTCGCGTCTAAGGGTTAACCCCCTCAATACGCGGCCTGCGGCCTTGTTCCACTTGACGATTTCCTCGCACGCACCCGCCCAGTCCTGAGCGTCTACACGTTTCTTCAACGTGGAAATGCGGTAGTTTCCTAGCCCGCAGTTATACGCGAAACTGATGATGGCGGCAAGGCGTCTGGCGGGTTGTTTGATCAGTATTGGCGATAGCTTGATGACGCCAACGGCGAAGTGCACCAAGTGGTTGTCCAAGGATTCTTGGGCCTGTTGCTCAGTCCAAACCGTATCCGGCGTGACTTCCGGCCCTGTACTACCCCACCCAATCGTCCAAGGATGCCCACCCGTGCCCGGATCGGGGTAGGCTTTGCAGTCGCCGTTTGGCAAGCGTTTGGCGTAACCCTCAAAGGGCTTGCACAGCGTCTCCCGTGCGATACGGATGGCTTCCGTGGTCACTTCTGGTACTTCTCAATGCTTCTTCCAACGAACCAGAATGTCAGGCACATGTTGAGCATGGCGAAGTCATCGGCGTCCCACACACGGGTCATCACCTCAGACCAATGCCCACCTGATTTGAATGCCATGTAGATGGCCGCAGCCTTCACCGCTGCGTACATGAAGAACAGAGCCCAAGTAATACCGGGACGGACAAGGGCAGAGACAGCCGCCACAAACCATCCGGCTTCTTTGGCAGTCGTGGCCTGCTCCTTGAAGGCTTCCTTGATGGCGTCGAGTTGGTTGACGCTGTAGTCAACGTACCGCTCTTCCATCTTGAACTGGCCGCGCATCTTTTCAAGGTCGGTCTGAAGCGTGAACATCGACAGTTCATGCTTGCGCTCGTTGCCCTTGTCCATGAACTTCAGGACTTCCGGGGCAAGCCGGAACAAACCACCAAAGATGCTACCCAGTAGCCCGCCACCAAGAATTTCAAACATTACTTGTTCCCCCTAGCAATACGTTCACGCTCCTCAAGCAGCCTGACCTTGACCTGCAACTCGTTGATGTGTGCCATCAGTTGCTCTTTCTGAATTTGCCTGCGCTCTGCGCTGATCGGGCTGTCAGTGGGCGTGCCTTCCTTCGTGATGAGGGCAGGCATCTGCCCCTCGATCTTGGTCAGACGCTCAGAAAAGGATGCAACCTGCCCCAATAGCCAAGCAAGCGCAGCCACTACGATGGGGATAACTGCCTTGAGTACATCTGACCATGCCATGACTATTCCCTCGTGGCGGTGACGGTGTCGTCACCCTTGCTGACCGTGACACGATCCCCTTGCACTGTCACGCGCATAGGTTGCTCAGGCTTGTCTAGCCGGTCCAACTTGTCGATCAAGGTCTGGATGACCTTGAATTCAGGCTTCTCCTGCTTCTCAGCAGTACCGGCGATACCGTTCATCATGTTGATGAGTGCCACCAAAGCACCACCGATCATCGTCATCACGGCGGTAATAGCAGAGTCAGAGAGGAAGTAAGAGGAGCCTACCCCGATCAGGACGATCAGTGTGATGTAGAAGAGTCCAAACCTGCCGATGGACTTACCGGCAACTTCCTTGGCTGTTTCGGCGAACTTAGTTTCTTCCATAAAGCCTCCTTAATACCCAAACATTTGTACGCACACCAAAGAATTGGTGCCTCTATCAGTCATAGAAATAGTGTCAGAGAATGAGGTAGTGCTCTGGCCATAGATTTTGTAGCCGACCCAGAACGTATTATCTGGCCCAGCTACATAAGTAGCCCCAGAGAACGTAGTGTCGGTACCGGTGCTAATACCGGACGAACCGTAGAACATGGAAAACACAATAGGGATACCGTCTGCGTACCCATCTACAGATGTATCAGACACGGTAACTGAAGAAGGTGTGGCAGTAGTATTAAACCCGCCGGTAGAAATATTTGAAGTAGTTCTGGAATACCCACGACTACCTCTAAATACAAGAATAATCTTCTTGTTGGTGTCCCCATTCATGCCAGTAAGAGTAGTACCGGCATCTGCTGGATTCGTTATTACTTTGTAGCTGATATTGTAACGACCGTAGGTGCCCCCGCTCTGAGTAAGCATAGAAGTGAATCCAGAAGGAGTAACAGCGGTTGGAGTAGAAGTGGAAGAAAGAGCTTGATCAACCAATACAACAGTATCTCCAGTTGTCACACCAGACGGTATATTTATAGTTGAAGAAGAACTAGCTCCTGTACTTACGCACGAAACAGTGTTGGTAGACACATTTGTAGTTGGGAACGAAGGAGAATTACCCCACAGAATTCGCAAAGCCCCAGCACTTCCGGATTCACCGCTGCCTCCAGAGCCGTTGTTACCTCTAGCGCCTGAGCCGGAGCGACCGGGGTTGATAGGCCCAGAGAGAGATCCGCCTAAAGAAGACCCCAATCTTCCAGAAGCTGAAACGCCGGTACCGGCAACACCGCTAGTACCTTCTCCATAAAACAATGTACCGCCGCCATAAGCAATACCGCCGCTATTGTAGTAACTACCGCCGCCACCACCTCCAGAACCCGCAGTGGGCGGATCATTAGTGACGTTGTCGTACCCGCTACCACCTACGCCAGAATATCCAGCAGCACCGCCACCACCCCCACCGTAAGCAATGGAAGCATCTTCACCTGCGCCACCATCACCACCAGAGTATTTAACGTCGCCTACGCCAATAGTCGAGCTTCCACCCTGACCACCACCATTGAATCCACCCCCGTCACCACCTTTAGCAAGCAACAAATTAGTGGCGCTGCGTCGAATATACGAGTCTCCGCCGGGGAAGCCCCCCGTTCTAGAACTGACCCCGCCTGTCCCGCCAGCGCCCCCTGCGCCAACCACTACAGTCAAAGTTTCGCCGGGAGTTACGGATAGATTGTTTACGTAGGATAGGGCACCACCGCCGCCACCACCGCCGCCATCACCTCCAGATTGGCCTATGCTTCCAGCGCCGCCAGCACCGCCACCGATACCGACGGCAGTTATCTGGTACACCCCAGACGGAACCACAATCGAATAAGACCCATCCGTCCAAAAAGTAATGCCACCTACCTCTGTAGTAGGAGGAATGACAGCAACAACACCGGGGACACCTTTGCTGGCAGCGAACATGCTAGCTCCTTACGGGGTGTAGTTCTGACCGACAGTTACGCCGTACCAATTGACACCATCGGCGAAGAAGCTGAAGATGTCCATACGCGAGGCAGTGGATGTCACCGTGGGAGCAGTACCACCGGGCCACTTAACTGCGTTGAACGAACACGTGTACCCGCCCGCCCCAGTCTTCAACTCCACCAAGAAGCTCTTGCCAGCGGTGGCAGTCGGCATCGTGATCGTAGCGTTGGCCGTGAGCGTCAGCACCTGAATGGTGCCGTTAGCCAGATCAAGCGTAAGCGCGGAGCCCGTATTGGCGGTAAAAGTTGTCTCGGTGTAGTTGGTGATGGTAGGGTTGGTCAGCGTCTTGTTGGTCAACGTCTCCGACCCGGTCGGCGTGACGTAATCTGTACCCGCTACCGCCGCAGCAAAGCCAGAACCCGTACCCTTGAGCACACCACTGAGCGATGTAGTGACGGCAATCGTGCCCGAAGTGGTGACTGGAGAGCTACCAACGCTGAAGCCGCTCGGCATCGTCAAGCCGACAGAGGTAACCGTACCGCCACCACCGCCACCAGCGGCTGCAATCGTGATAGAGCCGGGACCGTTCGTGATGGTAATGTTAGACCCAGCCGTCAGCGTGGCTTTGGCGAGCGTGTTGCCTGTGCTATTACCAATCAACAACTGACCGTCCGTATAGGAGGTTTGGCCCGTGCCACCACTGCCAACTGCCAATGTACCGGCAACAGTGACTGCACCAGAAGTCGCTGAGTTAGGAGTCAGACCAGTCGAGCCGAAGCTAATTGTGGATACGCTACTGCCACCACCTACGCTGGACGCCACAAGAACAAAGTCGGTGCCAGTCCACGCAACCAGCGCACGAACGCCTGTTGCTATCGTGACGCCTGTGGTAGCAGAGCCTTTAACCACTACGCTTGCGTTAGATTGGTTATCTACGATGTAGGCTTTGCTGCTACTGGGGGCGATGATGTTGCGAGTAACGCCGGGTGACCCAGTAGGTACAAGGATTGCGCACCGCGCTTGGTTGGTAGCCCCCGACCCTGTGGTCGTCAACGTCCAATCACCAGAAGCCACAGAGGCTGTTGCCGTTGCAGCAATCGAATCCTCTACTAGCTCCGTGATGCTGTTGTTGACGACATTGCCCCATGCACCATCAAGTTCGCCCTCTACTGGGAGAGCAAACCCCAGCAGGGTTGTGTACGCAGTAGTCATTTGTTACCCCTTGAATAAATTTCTTTTCATTCCGTTACGACAGCTACCCAATTTGCGGTTTGCGTATCGTCGATAATCTCCCACAAGAAGCGGGCAAACGCAGCATCGGTAGCAATCGCACTCTCGCTAATTTGCGCTTCGAACACGCGCTCAGCGGAAACAGTGTCGGTCGCTGTAGCAGTCTCGGCTACAAAGGCGGGGGTAGCACCTTCGCTTATATCATCAGTTGCCGTGGCCGTCTCAGCTACAGATGAATTGCTAGATGCGTTGGCTGCAATCGCATCAGTACCGGTTGCAGTCTCAGCAACTGCGGCGCTACTAGAGATGCTAGCTGAAACGGCGTCGGTAGCAGTAGCCGTTTCGGTAATGACTCCGTTAGGGGCAGTGGTTACTGAAGCGTCGATTGCATCAGTGGCAGTTGCTGTTTCAGCAACAACTCCGCCAGAGGCGGAAACTACATCCGCCGCAATTACGTCAGTGCCAGTGGCCGTCTCAGCAACTGATGCATTATTAGACGCATTGGCAGCAATAGCGTCAGTACCAGTAGCCGTCTCAACAACTGATGCACTACTAGACGCGCTGGCTGCAATCGCGTCAGTGCCGGTGGCCGCTTCAGCAACTGATGCACTACTAGACGCGCTGGCTGCAATCGCATCAGTGCCAGTAACTGTTTCTGCTACCGTTGACGAATCTGGAGCGGGCGTTGCGCCCGCAGCTATAGCCGAAAATGCCGCCGCAGCAAATGGATTAATGCCCAGCATGGCTACAGAGTGTTATGCAGTTGGGAACGGTGCCGTGGGTGGCGTGAAGTTGGCGGTGTATCGGGCGTAGCCACGAGTGATACGGAGGTCGTCCATGAAGCCGTTGAATTCTTCGCCGCCAGTTTCAAGATTTCCAATTCTAATAACCGGAGTAGAATAATTTATTGAATCTGTATAAACTGTACCATCTTGAACCCCATTCAAATATCCTTTTAATACTCCGTTATATCTAACAAACGCAATATGGTACCAAGTATTTGGAAGCATTGATGTTGTGCCACGCACTCTTTCTGCTCCGTTTGCGTACCATACTATTTGCGCCAATGCTTGACTCCCAATATTAAATCCATTGGCGCCTCTGGTTGAGCAAAGCACTGTTATAAAATCATAAAAACCTGAAAATCTAGCCCAAAATTCAATTGTAAAATCTCCCGTACCTAAAACTGTGGGTACGTTAGGCGGAATCTGAAGCCAGTCCCCCGTTCCATCAAACGCTATTGACCCACCATCCCACTTAGACTGCGCGGTGCTGATCTGCGCGTTGCCAACCGTTTCAAGGTTGTTCATCTCGGCGTTGTCGATGATGGCTGCGTTGGTGCAGTTCAGCAGAAGGGAAGTGTTGGTGATAGTGGTGAGGGGGGCCGTCGGAGGAGTGAAGGCAGCGGTGTACAGCGCCGTGCCTTTTAACAGGCGCAAATTGCTGATGTAGCCCGAAAAAGCAATGCCGTCCCAAGTTATGCCGATATAACCCGTGGAGTTTGTAAGATTGTTTGAACTTGTTGTCGTGCCATCTTGCGTGCCATTAACAAATAATCGCACTGATGTGCCTGAGCGTGTAACGGCAACATGAGTCCAAGCGTTTAGCGGAATAGAGGCAGAACTTGTTGCCGTGTTCGTGCCATCATAAAACTGCAACTTCTGAGAATTAGTTATCATCAAACGCATTGCGGTCGTTGGGAATGAGCCGGAAGCGGTGGTAAACACCTCATTAAAGTTTGTGCCGGTAATGAACACAAACGCCTCAACCGTGAAGTCACCCGTGCCAAACGCAAACGCAGTATTGCTTGGCGTAACAAGAGAATCCCCCGCCCCATCGAAGTACCCACTCCCGCCATCGACGCTTGGCGCGTAGCTCGCCGTCGGTGAGAAAGGGCTGAAGCGTTGGACGCTTGGGTTACCAGCGACCGTGATAGCAAGTGCGTTGGTGCTGTTGTCGATGAAGCGGTTGCTTTGGCAAGTAAGTAGGCTAGTGCCGGAGACGGCGGTCAGCGGAGTTGTCGGTGGGGTAAAGGCGGAGGTGTAAAGCGCGGTAGTTGTATTAATTGCAACATTAGATATATAACCATTAAATCTAGTGCTTACAGTGCCTACGTTATCAAACCCAATCTTAAAACTTACAGTTGAAGACACAGGTAGAGTTATTGCTGTAGGTCCGGCAACTGACACGCCATTAAAATAAATTCGTGCAGTGCCTCCTGAATAAACAAAAGCAACATGAGTCCAAGTATTTCTTGCTAACGCCCCCGCGGCAGTAGCAATATTAGTGATGCCGCCAAATGGCACGCCAAAATTAAGTGAGTAATTAGGTTCGATAGCGATAGTCCATGCCGTATTATTACCGTTAGCTCCGGCCATCAATACACGGCACGACCCATCGCTAAAAGTTGTCAATAAAGGATAAACCCAAAATTGAATTGTCCAAGCAGAACCGGATAGGTTATATGCAGTTGAGGATGAAGGGAAACTTAAAAGGTTAGTCGATCCCCCATCAAAGTAGTTTGACCACAAATTTCCATACGGCGCAAACGTACCTTGCGTAGTATTGCCATTGCGAGTGATTGTAAAGTTGTTGGTGCTGCTGTCGAGGAACGTATTATTCTGCGCGCCGTTAGTGCCGTTTCCCGGCAGCAACATGGTTACGTAATTGAAATATGGATCTGGAATCGCTAGAGGAGGCCATGTACCATTTTTTGCGGCGACTTGTAATTGGTTAAGGCTAAATACGCCTGTGGCAACGCTAGCAGAAGGCGTAACTAAAGTGCCAATAACACCTGCATTGCCGCGATTCATTAAGAAATCTCCTCGTAAGAGCAAACAGCTTCCACGTCATTAGCTGCATTTGCTGTTAAACGAAGAGAATCCCCTTCTTCCAAATACAAAGGTTTGTTAATAACGTCCAAAGTAGCATCTGCTGGCACAACTACAGTGTACGCAATGCGGTAAGCCGTGCTTGAACGGAATATGTCTATGTCAACAGTGGCATTATTTGTCCCGTCTACGTTTGCTACGTACAGTGCATTTACTTTAAGCACCTTATTGCTAGCCGCAGAATTGGTAACAATGGCGGTGGCAGATGTAGTGACCGCCAATACGGCGGTCTTTCCATACATTGCCGAAACATTGACTATGTTTGGCGCAGCCATTTAAGATCCCCCGTAGACGATAGACATAGCAACGATCTTGCTATTTGTCGTGGTTACCAAAGATGCCGGGTAAGTAACAAACACGTTCTTCGTACCCGCGCTAAAGTCAACCGCGCTGCCGCTGTTACTAGACGCTAGGATAGTAGTACGACTGAGCGTAGTACCACTGGATGTGTACGTGCCGACACCAACTTCCCACTCTGAAAGCGTGGAGTGGGCTATTGTGTAGTACGTAGTATTGCCGTTGCCGATGGCGGCAAAAGACTGAAACCCAGTAACTGCACCGGCAAGCGTAACCGTGCCGGTGCCCGTAGTCGTGGTTGTCTCTTGTACTCGGTCAGCGATAACCAACGGCATGGCTTATCCTTACCCAGCGAGGCTGAAGGTGTAGGTAACGTTCAGCGTGTCTCCGTTGACAACAGAGCGGTCGCCGGGAGCAGAAAAGTCCGCAGCCGAAAACAGCGTGCCGGTTGTGCCACCCTTAGTGTTATCGGAAGTCAAGAACGCACCGCCAACCGTCGTCGTGCCGTTAATGCTGTACGAAGCTTTGCTAGCCGTGTTGGTCACCACGGACGGGTTGGCATTAGTCGCCGCAGCAAACGTAGCGGCGGGACGAGTAGCTTGGCTATAAGCGGTCACTTCCGTCCAACCGATGTGCGAAGACATGGTGTCTCCGGCAGCGGGGCTGTTGGAAGCGGCAGCGCCGTACAGGCCAAGATACCAAGTAGTGACTTGAGCGGTGGTGGTCAGGGCCGTACCGGCCATGTACTGAAGGCCGACGTTGACCACGAGGTTGGGAGTCTCAGCAACCCACTTGAGGTTGCCGTCCTTGTCGTAGCACTCAACGGTGTACTTGCCCGTTGCCTTTGCGCCTTCAGACGCTCCGGTGTTTGCGACCAATCCGCTTGCAACGTTGTCAGCGGCCTTAGCTTTTTCGATGCTCATTCAATGCTCCTAGTTGGAAGACCGAATCAAGGCGCTGTTGGCATCATTGACCGGCATAACGATGGTGAAGGTGGCGGGTGAAGTTTTATCCGACCCAAAGTCCAACACTGCAATGGATTTGTTAGCCTTGCTAGCGTTGTATATTAGCGCACATCGCGCCGTGAAAACACCGGGGTTCCACTCCACGCTGTCAAAATCAACGTATGCGGTGTAGCCCGAAGAACTAATCGTTACACCAGTCAACGTCTTTCCGCCAGCAGTGTATCCAGTGCCGGTGATCTCGTTGTTGGTCGTGTACACCGTGGTGTCGGCATTCAAGTCAGCATTGGCCGTATACAAAGCAATCTTGAGCACGTCCACGGACAAGTCGTGGGTGCCCAAGTAAAGCTCCTTTTTGAAGCTGGTGGTTTGAGTCTGTACGATGCTCATCAGTTAACCGCCAACCGTACTTGACCGTCACGGTACGCATCCATACGCTGCTTGCCGTCGCCCAAGTTCTTCAACAGAGCAATGGACTGCACGTACATCTTCTCGTAGAACTGTACCAAGTCGGGCTCGCCCTTCATGAACCGAATGGCCTCAACAAGCGCCGCATTCAGCAGGGCAGAGTCAAAGTTATCGCCCAGCCACGTAGTCTGCGCCGTGACGATTGACTCTGGGTAGTAGTAATAGTGAAGCTCCGCAGTCAGCGCAGCGTTCGGAGTGGGGCCGAGGATGAACGTCAACTCCGTGTCGTTATCTGACCGGGGGCCGAAGATGGCATAGTGTTTGGGCACTCCGGAGACGTTGGGGTTCGGGTACGCTTCGCGGATGAAGTTGACATCCTTGTTGAGCAAGTACAAATAATCCCCGTCCGGCTTCACCACCGCCAAAGAGTACACCGATAGAAAATCGTTAGGGCACTCAAGGTACTTGTTACCGCTAGTCAGCGTGCCGGTAACGTTCTTACGCAGATTAGCGATCTGCACCGTGTTGTAGATACGTTGCTCAGCCTGCTTCGTGAATA